CAGTCCGCAGACTGGTCGTGGCAATCCGTCCCCCCGTTCTCGCCTCTCTGTGACATCGGAAAAATCCGTAGGGGCGGACGACTCTGTCCGCCCGATGCCGCGGCATAAAGCCTCCCTGTGTAAAGAGAGGCTTTATGAGGATTTATTCCTCAACAACTCCAAGAACCCAGTTCACCCAACTGATAACCATAGTTTCAACTTCTCAAGTCGCAAATTAGGAAACAAAGTAAACAAAAAAACAACGGCGCTCTCGCGCCGTTGTTTTTGTTCACTTCAGATGCCTTACTCCTCGTCCTCGCCCTCATCAGCGGGGGTCAGCAGCGCACGGATGGACAGGGAGATCTTCTGCTTCTCCTCGTCGATGGCCGTGATCTTGGCGTCCACCATCTCGCCCTCGGTCAGCACGTCGCCGGGCTTTTCGATGCGGCGATCCGCGATCTGGGAGATGTGGATCAGACCGTCCACACCGGGCACGACCTCAGCAAACGCGCCGAAGGTCATCAGCTTCACGATACGCACGTTGGCCACATCGCCCACGTGATAGGTAGCCATGAACTTGTCCCAGGGGTTCATGCTGCGATCCTTCACGCCCAGGGAGATCTTGTGCTTCTCGGGGTCGAAGGAAATGACGTACACCTCCAGGGTGTCGCCCACGGAGACCACCTCGGCGGGGTTCTTGATGCGGCTCCAGGACAGCTCGGAGATATGTACCATACCATCCACGCCGCCGATGTCCACGAACACGCCGTAGGAGGTCATGGACTTCACCGTGCCGGTGTAGCGCTTGCCCACCTCGATGTTGTTCCAGATCTCCGCCTGAGCGGCCTGACGGGCCTCATAGGTCACGGCCTTGATAGAGCCGACCACACGGCGGCG